TGGCTTCAGCAATCCTCTGGTCAAAGAATCTGAAATAACGATTGCCAAGAGCGCCATAAAGACTATTGAGTAAAATCTTAATGGCCATTTGTCTGTTTTCTGCGATTGCAATGTCTCTTTCGACTTGATATAGTTTTTGTTTGTCATTTTTATCTACCTGTTCTTTTTGTTTTTGAGCGTTAATCATTTCTTTTTTAATCCCTACACGCTCTTTGTACATTTCATCGATGATGAATGGGATTATACCTGGCTTATCTACATTAAAGTATTGACCATTTGCCGCAAGAGCTTTACCTCTATTAGGAGACATTTTATGCGAAGTGATTGCATCATCGATATCGAACTGAGTAATCTCTCCATTTGCAATTGTTTCTGGCGACATATTGTATTGCATAATGATTGAAGGATAAAGAGAGTTTAAGTCAAACGAAACAACATTATCATGTATTCCTACTTGTGGGTCTTTAACAAAGCCACCTGGATAGTTTGATTTAGTTTTATCTTCAACAAATGGTATAGCAATATTGTTAGCGAATAATCTTCGATAGATAATCGTATCCCATATCATTGTAGTACCAAATGTATCGTTATAGTTAACTCCAGCTTTATAAGCCATCGTCATGCAAAGAGTAATCAATCCAAGTTTATCTTCGATTTTATCGACAAGCTCAACGTCTTTAATATTATAATCGATAAACTTTTGATGATTGTGTTTGTAAAGAGTATGGAGATTCGAATACTCATCGTAAGATAGTTTCTTTTCTCCAAGCACGACATGAGCAATGTTGTCGAGTTTGTATGATTCTTGTGGACCATACGAATAGCCAAACTTCTTAAATAGGTCAAGGTAATCAAGTTGAGATATACCTTTAAGTTCATAAGCAGTTTGAGTCCTTCCCATCTTAGTTACGTCTTGTCTATCAATCATTCCCCAAGGACTAAGTCTTTTGACATAAGCTTCTCCAAGCATACGATTGATTCTATTTACAAGATATGGAATATCAAAGAACCTTGAATTCCAACCAGTGACGACGTCAGGACAATATTGTTGAGATGACCAGTGAGTAATAAAGTTAATAAGTAAATCATCTTCACGGTCAAACTTACGATATACAACCATGTGGTCTTTCATATAAGATTTGTCAGTATCATAATCACCTAAGCCCCAGACATAGTAAGTATTACCAATATTGTTTTTCATACAAATTGCGGTAATCTTATGGTCAGCTTTTTCAGGCTCAGGGAATCCGTCGTCAGAAGCAACTTCAATATCGATTGTTGATACATTGATTTTGTTTCTATCGAATTCAATATTACCAGGATAGTAATCATTAATGAATGCTGGAACGTACTTTGTGTTTCCGTATATTTTCTTACCAGACACTCCTTTGTTTGCTTGTACATATTCGTTTGCAGTCCTCATAGACTCGAATCTTTTACCAGCATTTGCTACACCAACAGGATTTCCATCAAGCGATTTCCACTTAGTAGGAAGATTAGTAGATGTAAAAAGGATTGGTTCGTATTTGACTTTCTTTTCAATTCGTCTTCCATGGTCATATCCTCGTAAAAGAATCATATTGCCATATCGAGACACATTAGTATAGAATTTCATCATATGTATATTATACCATAGTTTAGTTTAAATGTAAAGGTTTATTTGCATTTATTTTCAATTAAAGATTGGGGAGCAATTTCTTACTCCCCGCATGATTTAGTCAATTTGGTCTTAAATACTGTTATATTGCATTACCATTAACATTGGCGCTAATCCTAAAATTAACCCCGTAATAATAACAGCAAAGATAGTAGTTTTTAAGGCCTCGGCAACGTCTTCATATTTGTCAATAAAATGAGTTATATGTTTCATGTTGTTCTCCAGTAAATGTGTTGTGTACATATCTACTGAGTTTCGCTGCTCGCCAGTATATCTCTATTCAACGAGATATTCTTTCTTCTTTGATGCCCCAGCAGACCCTAATTCGATCTTTCTAGGACGCTTCTCTTCCGGAAGTTCTACTCTAGCATACACTACAAGTATTCCATCTTTCAAATCAGCACCGTCTATTACAACAAATTCTGAGAGTCGAAATGATTTCTCGAATTTGCGGGACGATATACCTTTATACGCGTATTCACGCGATACCGATTCCACCTCTCCCTTGATTTTCAATATGCCATCTTTAAGTTCCAAGGATATATCCTTTTCTTTAAATCCAGCAATTGCTAGCTCAATGAGAAATTTCTCATCGTCTATTTTCACAACGTTATGTGGTGGATAGTTATCAGTTCCGGACCTCGCACTTTGATGAATCCTTTCCAGGTCTTCAAATAAAGTATCGAATCCGACGAATAGTGAACGTGGTACGTTCAAAGTATTTCTTACCATTTTTAGTTCCTCCTATATATAGCAAGGTTTGTTAGAGCCGGTCCAATACCGCACTCTTTCAGATATATTTATACAAGCTTGATTGCTAGTTTAAATAAATTTTGTTTATAAGTAGTGTTTTACTACTTTGTTTAATCTACCTGATTTCATGAATTTATGAAATAGTTTCCAGGCTCTATTAATTCTTTTCTCCATTGTTGGAATTCCCTATGTTATACTTAGGGCATAGTTCCCATTGAGTTTTTTCCTTAAAAGGAATCACCTTTATCTGTCTCAATGGTGCTAATTCTTTAGCCATCTCCGGCTTCATAATCGTTACTAAACCCCAGTCGGCGAGTAATGTTGCGATTGTATTTCGTCTTTGTACATCGTTCTCTAATAAACTAGATGGCTTTCCATCTAGCAAAAATAGTTCTTTAAAATGAACTATAAAATATCTACCTTGCTTATGTAAAATATGGCAAGATTGAAATAACTTCTGGTCTTTACGAGAAGCTACACCTATACGCGTTAGCGTTTCTCGTATCTTTAAAAAGTCATCTGGTTCTCTAAGAGAGACTTCAAGCATGCTACCTGGAGTCCAATCTTTTATTTGTATTTGAGTGTTATCGTTTTCCACCTTTATATATCCTTTGTTTCAATTGTTCAATTTGTTCATCATTAATTAGAGATAACGCTGATTTAGCTTTTTCATCACTATACCCATAATTTTCTTTGATGAGTTCAAGATGGTCAATATCACTGGCCTTAATCCATTTAGACCATCTTTTCTTCTTTCTAATTATATTTATAAGAAAATCAAACTGAACGCGATGGTCTAGGTGATGATGGATATTCATTTCATTAGCATACAATATAGTATCTTTAAAGAAAGAAAGACCGCGATTTATGATGAAAGGATTGTATTCCTTTTCAGCAATATCGTCGACCATAATATCTTTCTTGGTTTCATTGATTGCTTTTAAATATTCGAAAGGATTCATGATTGTTGCGCAATATAAGCTTCTGCCATTTCTTTTGTATTAAAGGTTCTTTCAGATATGATAACCTTTTGGTCATTATACTTTACAGCTCTATACTTCTTTTCTAGAAATCCTTCGTAATGTACTGTCACTATATCCCAGTTATTTGGAGTTGTTTCTTCTTCTATTATTTTACCACCAAATGGTATGTTGTTAAATGTCTTCATTTGAATTTGACTCCTGCCATTACTTCAGTTAAACATGCAACCATATTTAGTTCATGGTCAGCAACAAAACTGTTTTTGTATTGATAATCAGCCAAAATAAGTACCAGTTGCGGTATTGATTGTGGCTCTACATATTCATTCATGTTATCGTATACTTTACGAAACATTGATGCTGGTTCTACATCGATATTATCAGCAACCCATTGTCTCATTTTACGAAAGTCTTTTATTTTAAGAGCATTCATAAGAGTATCAAGAGCAATATCATTAGCATTGACTAATATACCACTATCGATTTTACCAAAGTTTGAATATCTTTGTAGTTCATTAAGTGTTCTTCTGAAATCTGGAAAGTATTTCATAATCAGTTCAGCAATAACAGCTGGTTCTGAGTTTATACTTTCAACTGATAGTATTTGTTGAACCCTTTGCATAAACTGACCAGCAAGAGCTTCTTTCTCTTTCTTTGGCATTGCGAATTCAATAACACTGGTTCTTGAATGTAATGGTTCGATTATACGATTCTTAAAATTACATGTAAGTATAAACCTACAGTTAGCTGAAAACTCTTCGATAAATCCACGCAAAGCTGGTTGCGTTGATTGTGGATTAAGGTAATCCGCTTCGTCCAAGATGACGACTTTGAGGCCGCCTGATAAGGAAACGGACGAAGCGAATTGTTTGATTTTGTTTCTTAGAGTATCGATACCTGATTCTTCTGAACCATTAATGATTATATAATCTAGGTCGAGTTCGTTACAAAGTGCTCTAGCAACTGTGGTCTTTCCTGTACCAGCTGTACCAGTGAACATCATATTTTGAAGTTCGCCTTTGTCTAAAACGTTTTGAAATATCTTTTTAAGGTCTTGTGATAGTACGCATTCCTCTACTTTTCTTGGGCGATACTTTTCGACCCATAGGAACTCTTCCATTATAGTACCTCCCAACCTTCTACAGTATCTAACCTAAAAGACCTCCATGCATTTTTGTCTAATGACCATACTGGAAAAGCTTCCATCTCATTAGATGTGTAGCTGATTTCTGTTTTAACTCCATTTGCTTTAAGCATTTCTGGATTAAGAGTACAAGGCATGATTCTTATTTCGCCTGTATCTATTTTTCTAAATGTGACTGTGACTTGCCCTTTTTGTAAAGCCTTGAGCAATTTGGCTTGTTCATTGTTGTTCATAATGTATTCCTTAATAATAAAATGTGAGGGGAGTTTCACCCCTCGTCTGGTTTACGACTCTGACGAATCGTCTTCAGTAGCAGCTACTTCAGGTACCGCGCCTTCTGGCGTTTCTTGACCTTTTGAAGCTTCTTCTAGAAACGCTACGATTCTAGACCTAAGACCACCTACTGCTTCCAACTCAGGACCTTCAAACCCACCTCTTTTAGAACAAAGGTCAATTACTTGTACCATTGTTGAGATGTCTTGTAGACTAAGTTGAGCTCCAGCTGGTTGCTCTTCTGTTCCAGTTTCGACGTTTGTATTTACATCTTCTGACATAATTTTCTCCTATGCATATTACGAAAATTAAAAGACCCGCCCCATGCGGCATCTTCCATTCCTACAATATATTTATACATCGTAGCTTGAGTTTTTCTCAAGAGCGATAAAATAATCCACCGGATAATTACTATTAGTCCAGTTAGAGATTAGCTTTGAGCTTATGCTTACAAAGTAATCGCCTGGTAGCAATTTCAAGTTGGGTATACTTACCACGAAGTTAAATCCATTTTTACATGAATTGTCTCTATCTAGCTCTATTTCAAATAGGTTTGAAGTCGAGTCTCTTGTATCGAGTACAGAGGCTGTAATAACTCCATCATTACCTGTTATAGCTAGTTCAGTATGACCAAGAACAGCAGCAGCTTTACGAATCTGATTTAGTTTATCTTCTTCGATATTAACTCCAAGTTCTGGTTCTGGCATCTGAATATCTTTTTGAGGAGTGGTTAGGATATCGCTTTCAGAAAAGAAATATCTTATCTTTTGTCCACTACCTTGTACCAATACTGCTTTATCTTCAAACTCTAATGTAGGATTATCAATAAGGTTTAAGACTGATAAGAATTCGTTTAAGTCATAGACTCCGAACTCTTGTGGAAAGTCTTCAACTATTTCAGCAGAAGCTAGAATAGTTTTGGACTCTGAAATAGTCTTCAGTTTTTG